GGCGCGCTACCCCATGTGCTTGTTCCCGTGAGGGAGTTGAAGAACGGCAGCGCGTTGGCCTGCCCGCCGGGGACGCCGTCGTTCGTGATCGACGTGATGCGGCGGAACTCGCGGGCGTTGCCCTGACCCTTCTCGCGCGGGATCGTGTTGCGCAGGGGGGTGTCGCGCGGCGAGAGGACCTTGGCAGGGCCTTCCAGGTCGTACGGTGCGAGGCCGGGCGCCGCAATGGGGTTGGTCGGCGTCCAGTCCTTGTTGATCGTGCCCTGGATATAGGCCAGGTCCTCGGTGAACGAGGCGAGCTGGTCGGGGCTCAGTGACTTCTGAATGTTGGCGATGCGCTCGGTCAGCTCGTTGGCCTGCGCGAAGTGCGCCGGGGCGTGGCTGAGCGTCTTGGTCGCCATGTCGAAGTGAACGAGACCTTTGGACGTCGCCTCCATCGAGGCGACCATCTTGGTCTTGAAGTCCTCCAGCAGGGAAGCACGCTCGGCGCCGGTATCGGCGTCGGCGAACATCGCATCAAGAACGGTGGTACGGGACATGGGGTCGGCTCCTATGCGGATTCGACCTTCGTGGCGAGCTCGCGGTACGCCTGGGCGATGCCGGGGTCCGAGGTGCGCTCGGCGATCTGCCGGTAGTACGCGGCCTTACTCACTGAGTCACTCACGACGGTCTTGTTGACGGGGGGCTGAACAGGGAAAATCACCGGACCACCGGGAATCTCCGTCGCCAGGACCTTCGTCAGCTGCGCCTGCACGGTAGCTAGCCGTGCCTCGTAGGAGCTTGTGACCTCTGCCGTTGCTGCGGTGACTGCTTTCGTGATCTCGCTCTGGATGTCGATGGTAGCGGCCTTGTCGCCGACATTCCAGCTGTCGGGCAGCGAGCCGACCAGGCCCAGCGCCCGCGCCCGCGAGATGATGTGCGCCTTGGCCGCGTCGGGGTTCTTCGCGTTGCCCCACAGACCGACGGCGTTCTCGAGATCTTCGGCGGTCTTGATGGGGAAGCTGCCGTCGGGCATCGCAGCGCCGGACTCGGCGGCTTGCTCGCGCTGCTTGGCCGAGAAGTCGCGCTTCGTGATGTCCGGCTCGACGGCCTTGGGCATCTCATCCATGCCCTCCGGTGCACCGGGCGGGCGAGAACCGTGCTGGTAGCCCTCGTTCGCGATGAACGAGTACATCGAGCGGCACGCCTGCATGAGGGTCTCGATGTCGCGCAGCTCGGCCATACGGCCGGCCTTCAGCTCACGCGCCTCAGAGATGACCAGATCGGCCATCAGGCTGACGATCCTCTTGGCGCCCTCGATGTCGGCGGTTTCGTCGATCGTGCCATCGGCCGCGAGCGCCTTGTTGATCACCGTTCCGTCGAGCACGTCACTCACTAGGCGCAGCGCCTTGCGGTACTCGCTGGCCGGCATGTCCGGCTCGACGACCAGCGCATCACCGTGCCCGGCGTCGTCGTCCGGCTCGTCGCCCTCAGGCTCGTCGTCGGGCTCAAGTACGCCCTGCGTCGTGACGCCCTTGAGCATCTTGTCGAGTAGCGGCGTCGCCGGCGGCTCCGGCTCCTCCAGCTCCTGCACCTCGCCGTCCTCGTCGACCGGCAGCAGCGTCGCGCCGTCCACGGACTTGGCGATCGACATCATGGCCGTCGGGTTACAGGGCCGGTCGACCGTGGACACCTCGGCGACGATGCCGCCGTTGATCACACCGTTGGGGGCGGCCTTGCTACGCACCACCTGGCCGTTTTTGATGCCGATCGAGAAACCCTTGAGTACGCCGGTCTCGATCTTCTTGATCGTGTTCGGGTCGACGATGAGCGCCTTGATGTACCAGTCGTCGCCGTCCTCGGTCATCTCCCGGCCGACGCCGGCGGCGATCGTCGAGTGCTGCTCGCGCACGTTGCCCCACTTGAACCACTCGGGCATCGCCGTCTTGAGCCACATCGGGTCACAACGCTGGCCGTCCAGATCCAGGTCTGGCCCAGCCGCCTTGCCGGTGACCATCAGCCCGTCGGCCGTCTTCTCCGTCTTGACGATGTCGCCGAAGTACGCGTAATCGAGCTGTGGCGCCACGGGCTTCCTCTTCTCGCTCAGCCCGGACCGGCCGGGTTCTTGCCTCCCCGCTCGCCGGGCCAAATCCCCATCACGTCGTGGAACCACTGTGAGGCTACTCGCTTGGCCTTCTCGGGCGGCATGTGCTTGACGAGATGATGATAAAGCGCAGTCCACGGATGCGGGCTAGTCCGCCACTTCGCCAAACCCTCACCACGCGTCCAATAATGCTTCAGCGCGTTCTCGTCACCGTCGGCGGCCTTCTCGACGTCCATAGCCTCATCGTCCGGCCACTCGGGGATCAGCGCGCACCGGTCCCAGGGGTGATTTGGCGGGTGTGGGTCGCCGGAGGGGAAGTTCTCGTCGAGACCGATCGGCCCGGCCTCCTCGTTGGCCTTGCAGATCGGGCAGACGCGCTGATCCATCGCCGTCAGCCAGCCCTTGGCCGGCACGTCGTCGCGGCGGTACGCCTCCAGCGTGGCCGCGGACACCGCGCGGTTGACCTCGGTCACGGCGATGCGCTCGGTACGCTTCGGGTCGCGCAGTACCCCGCGCAGCGCCGAGGCGATCTGCTTGGGCGACTTACCGTCCTCGATTCCATCGGCGAGCACCGAGGCGATGTCGTCGAGCTGCGTAGCGGTGATACCGCGAATGTGCACGCCCTGGGCGTTGAGCAAGTCGCGCAGGTGCACAATGCGACCGTCGTCCGACAAGATCTTCCGCGCGGCCTCGGGGTGCCCGGGCGGCCACTCCCACTCGGTATCGAGGTCGACGTCGAGATCGGCATCACGGATACTGCCGCGCTCGCGCACGTAGTCGGCTACGCGCTGCGCCGCCTCGGTGCCGGCCAGCCAGCCTTCGGCCCACGCGCCTTCCAGCACGGGCGTCAGGGCCGCCGAGATGTCCTCGCCGAGGCCGCGCTGACGCAACCAGCCGAGGACGTCGAGTGCCACACCGGCGGCCGTAGCGGCGCCCGCCCACTCGACGAACTCGACGGCGAGCTCTGTGGGAGAGATCGCCGATTTCAGGGCGGCTGCGACGCCCTTCGCCGCCACAGCCGACATCAGAGCATCGATCAGCCACACCGGCCAGCGTTCGTCCGGTGTGGCCTCAGCTTTTGGGACTTCGTCGCCCTCCGCCGCCTTGTTCGCACTGGAGTGTCCAGAGATCGCGGCATCGTCCAGCCGCACGCCGACCAGAATCCTGACCAGGGACGCCTTGAGTTGCGCCACGGTCGCTCCGCTGGGTACCGGCACGCCCTTCTCGCGGGCCAGCTCGCGCAGCTGCGGCTTGGTCATGCCCGACAACAGCTCATTCGCCTGTTCGCGCGAGGTGGCCGAGGCGAGGCGGGCGGCGACATTACGGCTCGCCTCGCTGGCTGCCGCGCGCTGTGCGGCCAGTTCGGCCGAGTGCTCCTCGGCGGCCTTCTCGCGACGCTGACGCTCCTCCAAGTCCCCGCCGATTTGAATGGCGTAGTTCGGCACGCCGCCGATGTCCAGCGCGGCTGCCCGGTCGCGGGTGAGCACGTTCTTCCTGTCGGCGATGGTGATGATCCGCACGTCCGGCTGGCCGAGCATGCCGCGCAGCGCCTCATCCTGCTCTTCGCGGTCGTAGCCTTCGGCCTGGAGGTCGTCGCGCACGTCGGCGAGGCTCACCCAGCCTCCGACGTTGCGGTGCTCGTTGGCCGCCACGATGTCGCGCACGCTGGTCTGAATCGCCTCGACGCGCTTGGGATTGGTTTTCATGCCACCGACAGTACCTGACGCGTCAGGTACACGTCCAGCTTTCTTGCGCTCCGGAGCGGTCGGCACATCGGACGCGTACAGGTGCTTTTTCCCGGAAGCGTTGCGCTCCACCTCGTTCAGCTGAGACATCATCTTGCGGTGCCAGCCGAGCCGCCGCATCTCCCTGAACTTCGGCTCCAGCGCCTCCAGCCGCGCCCGGACCGCCGCGACGTCCTCCGGAGTCAGGCTGTTGGGGGTGTCCTCGCCGAAGTGCGCCTTCCCGAACGGGTTGTGGCCGATGGTGGTGGAGTAGTTGAACATCATTCCGTTGTCGATCGCGGCGATGCCCTTGTCGTTGATCATCCAGTTACCGGAATGCCGGTCTGTGTTGTTCGTGATGCGATCAAGCAATCCCATCCGAACGCCCTGGTCACTGGACAGGATGGCGTCCGGCACGCCCTTGCCGTGCGTCTCTTTCGCCGTCTTCCCGGGGATGTATTCCGAGTACAGCGTGTCCCTACCGGCGCGCTGTACCTTCGGCGCCTGCACGCCCAGGGCCGCGGCTACGTGCGCGCCCAGCTCCTCGGCGTCGGCCTGCTCTTTCGGGGACCACCCACCCATGTCCTCTATGATCTTCTTCTTGATCACCTTGGTGCCATCCTTGAAGGTGATCAGCTGAGTTTCCCCGGCCTCGCCGCCGGCCAGAGTGCGCTCGCCGACCACGCCCGAGGCGAGCGCCGATGACAGATCGAGCTCGCCGGAGCTGCGACTCGGGGCAGGTGGAGCGACCTTACGCTCGGCATGCTTGCGCTCGTTGGCCTGTTCCATCTCCCTGATCTGCTTCAGCGCCTCCCGGCCCCCCTCGGGCAGCTTCGCGTCAATCTCGACGTCGGACAGATGCCCGCGCTTGACCCAGCGGCCCTTCGCGTCCCGCGGCCACCACGGCTCGTAGATCTTGAGGATGTCGGCGCCGAGCGCCTTAGTCAGCTCGTCGGGCACCCACACCCAATCAGCGAACTCGACCGTCCCCGGAATCACCTCATCGAAGTGATCGAAGACGTCGGTCGGCTCGGCGATCTCGAAGCGGAACGGCCGGGTGTTGCGGTCCAGATTCTTACGCAGCCATCGCCGATACGCCGTGATCTCGGCGTCGACGGCCTTGGCCTGCGGCGGTGTCATTTCTTTATCACTGCCGCCGCCGTCGTCCTCGCCGTCCACGGGCTTATCCCCATCCTGTGGATTCGCCTTAGCAGCCGCGAGCGCCGACGCATCGGCCTGCTGCTGCTCGGCGCGCTTGAGGGCGCCCTCGATGAAGACCGGCCCGCTCGAGGTGACGATGAAGGGCTTGTCGGCCTCCTCGAAGTCGTACGGGGCCATGCCGATCCGCTTGCGGTCGTCGTTGAGCGTGAGCGAGCCGCGCCTGAACCGCCCGTCCGCCGCGGCCTCGGCCTCCTGCTCGTTCTCATTCGACTCGTCGATGAACTTGAATTCGAGCTCGATCGGCGCGCGCTGGTAGGCGTGCCCGAGCTCGTCCACGATGCCCGACAGCATCTGCACGTCCGGGCCGAGCCCGACGCGATCCTCCGCGGCCTCCTGGCCCTCGTGCAGGCCGGAGTTACCCAACCCCTTAGCCTCGGTGAAGCCCAGCTCGGTCAGCATGACGCCGAAGAACGACGCGACCCATTTGATCAGGTGCAGGTCGTAATCCGGCTTATACCGCTCGTCGACCGACTCCATCTGCTGCGGGGTGTAGCCGGGGTACGACATCTTGATGCGGTGCCGCCGTGCGGTGTCGCCGGCCAAGTCGTCATTGATCGCCTGCTCGTAGATGCGGCGCTGCGCCGGGGCGAGCTGATCCATGACCAGCTTGCTGCCGTCGGGCACCAGCCAGGTCAGCGGCGTCGAACCGTCGTCGTATTCGGCCAGCATCCAGCCCTGCCGCTTGAGGTACAACCGCGCGGCCAGCAACGCCTGCTCGACGGCCGAGCGGCCGTACGGACTGCCGGTGCGGAAGTTCTCCCGGTGGTAGTACAGCGAATCGGAGTCGTAGCCGCTGGACACGACGGTCAGACCAGACTCGGTCTCCTCCGTGCCGGCCGTGAACTCCCCGCGCGGGAAGCCGTAGAGGACCTGCTGATAGGCCGGATGCGGCGCGCTCGGCGTGCGTCCCTTGGCGTCCAGGAGCAGTTTGATGGTCGCCGGGTCGATCAGCTCGAAGGCCGCGACGTCCCCGCCGTAGGTGCGCCGCGGGTAGATCGGCACGCCGTCGAAGACGAGATGGTTGTAGAGGACGGCGTTGATCCACTGGCCGAACTTGAGCCGCTCGGCCCTCCAGGGGTTCTTCCACGCTTCGTTGAGCCGGCGGATCTCCGGCAGGAACTTCTCCCGCAGCTCGTTCTCCACGTCCTCCTGCCCGCGCGTGGGGTCGGAGCGCAGCGCGTCGGAGACGGCGTCCTCGGTCAGCGTCCACGAAGCCTTGAGCGAGCGGACGTGCTTCTGACGCACGGTGATGCAACGGTCGATGATGTCGACGCCGGTCGCCGCGGCGCGCAAGGTCTCCCACGGAATCGGCCGGTTGTCGTTGCCGGGGATGTTCCAGCCGACCGGATATTCGAACACCCGCGGCTCCGGCCGCCCACCGCGCCCAGCCGGGTCGATCGGCGCCGGGATGAGCGGATTGAGCGGGCCGAACGCCACCGTGTCGTGAGGGTCGCGAGGCAGCGGCAGCATCGGCCAGAACCCGGACTGCGCCGGGCGCGCAGTCAGCGCGTTGACGGCGTCGCCGAGCGGCATGCCGCCCGCGGGGACCATGCGGTTGCCTGGCAGCTGCACGGCGCCGGTTGCGGCCTTGACGATGTCAGACCTGGGCGTCTTGTGGCGACCACGGGCGCGACCCGATCTCCGGCTCATGCGCGGCTCCCTGCTCCCGTAGCAACTGCTCTATGAAGTCCTCGCCGATCGTGCCGGTGAGGAACGTGTACCCAAGATACTGAGTCATGGCGTCGACTTGGTCATCATGCGCGCCGTTGGGGAAATCGGCCGCCTCGTCGATCAGGCCGCCCACCCAGGGCGCGAACTCCGGCGAGGGAAACTCTACGTCCCCCGCTTCGAGCAAGGGCGCGACGGCATGCGCGCGCGCCTCCTTACTCTCGGTCGGCGTGATGGGGATCAGCCCGCCGACCACACCGGCCAGGGCGGACATGACCGCGGTCCCGTTGGCCTTGTCTTCCACCAGCTTGCGGGTGGCCTGCGGGTACATGGCGGCCAGGCCGCGCAGCGTGTCGCAGGTGGCCACAAAATCGAGCCGATCCCAGATCTGATGGATCAGCCACGCCCGCGTGCCGCGCCGGCCCCACACCTGCATGCACACGTAGTCGGATGTCTTGGTGTCCTTGAAGGCGCAGTCGATGGAGATCGTGACGTCGTCCACGCCGATGACGCGCTTGGTTCCGTCATCCAGCGCGCGCACACGCGAGTGCGGGTAGTGCCTGAACCACGCACGCTTGAGAATGCCGCCCTCCATCGGCGATGGATGGCCCTGGTAGAGCGCCGCCCAGGCCCGCGAGCCCGCAGTGCGCTTGCGCAGCTCCCACTCGGCCTGCGAGCGCCCGCGCGCGGAGACCATGAACTCGCCCGGCTCGCGCCCGAGCGGGTCGGCACCGGCGCATCCGCCGCGACCGGCGCACTTGCACTCGGCGCCCAACGCGTCATCGTGCTCGCCTTGGGCGGGAATATTGACGATCTTCCACACGTCGGGCTGGTCGGCGATCAGGCGGCCGACGAGGTCGTCTTCATGCCATCGGGTGGTGATCAGCACGACGATGGCGCCGGGGCCAAGGCGCGCGCTGCCGACGTCGGTCCACCAGTCCCAGACGTTCTGGCGGATGATCTCGCTCTCGGCGTCTCCGCGGTCCTTAAAAGGGTCGTCGATGATCAGGACGTCGACCGCCCGGCCGGACAGCGCGCCGCCGACCGATACGGTGATCATCCCGCCGTCCAGTGCCGCGCCCTCGCCGTCGGCAAGTTGCCACTCGTTGGCCGCGCGAGTGCCGTACGCGACCTGGATACCCAGCTCGGGATGCGTCTCGATGTCGTTGCGGACGTTGCGCCCAGACCGGCGCGCGAGACGATCGGAGTAGGACACCACGGCGATACGCAGGTCCGGATTGCGCTGCAACAGCCAGGTCGGGAAGGTTCGGGCGACCCGCTCGCTCTTGCCCTCCTGAGGG